ATCTGGTTGTTTCTGACCGGTTCGGCCTCGGTCACCGTTTGACTGCTGCTAACATCGATAAATGGACGCTTTATCAGGTCGCCCAGTATTGCGATCAGATGGTGCCGGACGGTAAGGGTGGCGATGGAACAGAACCACGCTATACCTGCAACGTGTACATCCAGGACCGAAACGACGCTTATACAGTCCTGCGTGATTTTGCGGCCATATTCCGTGGCATGACGTACTGGGGCGGCGATCAGATCGTTGCTCTGGCCGATATGCCCCGTGATGTGGATTACAGCTACACGCTCGCAAATATTGTCGGCAAACCCCGTTATTCAAGCAGCACCACGAAAACGCGCTACACCACAGCGCTGGTTTCATGGTCCGATCCCGGTAACGCCTACGCTGACGCGATGGAACCTGTATTCGAGCAGGCGCTGGTGGCACGGTACGGCTTCAATCAGCTGGAAATGACAGCCATCGGCTGTACCAGACAGTCAGAAGCGAACCGAAAGGGGCGTTGGGGTATTCTCACCAACAACAAGGATCGCGTTGTTTCGTTTGATGTCGGGCTGGACGGAAACATTCCGCAGCCTGGCTATATCATCGCCTTGGCAGACGAGCTTCTTTCCGGAAAGGTTATGGGCGGCCGCATCAGCGCAGTTAATGGTCGCGTTATCAAACTTGACCGTGTAGCTGATGCAGCAGCAGGTGATCGCCTTATCCTCAACCTTCCCTCCGGAGCGTCACAGAGCAGGACAATTCAGGCGGTTAACGGGGAATCGGTCACAGTCACCACCGCATACAGTGAGACGCCGCAGGCCGAAGCTGTCTGGGTGGTTGAGTCAAACGAACTGTACGCACAGCAGTACCGTGTTGTGAGCGTCACTGATAACGATGATGGCACTTTCACCATTACCGGTGCATGGCACGATCCGGATAAATATGCCCGAATCGATACCGGAGCCATCATTGACCAGCGTCCGGTGAGCGTGATCCCACCGGGAAATCAGTCACCGCCAGAAAACATAGTAATCAGTTCGTTTTCGGTGGTGCAGCAGAATATCAGCGTCGAAACCATGCGCGTGAGCTGGGACCAGGCGCAGAACGCTATCGCCTATGAAGCGCAATGGCGCCGCAACGACGGGAACTGGGTTAACGTGCCGCGCAGCTCCACCACGTCATTCGACGTGCCGGGGATATATGCTGGGCGCTACCTGGTACGTGTACGCGCCATCAATGCCGCAGAAATCTCGTCCGGATGGGGCTATTCAGAAGAGAAAACGCTGACGGGGAAAGTGGGCAATCCGCCGAAACCGGTCGGCTTCATCGCTTCTGATAATGTGGTTTTCGGTATCGAGCTGAGCTGGGGATTCCCGGCGAACACCGACGACACGCTGAAGACGGAAATTCAGTACAGCCTGACCGGGACGGAAGACGATGCGATGCTGCTGGCAGACGTACCCTATCCGCAGCGCAAGTATCAGCAGATGGGCCTTAAGGCAGGGCAAATTTTCTGGTACCGCGCGCAGCTGGTGGACCGCAGCGGAAACGAGTCAGGGTATACAGACTTTGTGCGCGGGCAGGCCAGCATCGATGTATCCGATATCACCGATGCAATCCTGGAGGACATGAAAGGCTCCGATACGTTCAAAGACCTGATCGAGAACGCGGTGGACAGCAATGAAAAAATTGCTGGTATGGCTGACGACATTAAACAGGCCAACGACGAACTGGCGCAACAGGCGCAGGAAATCGCAAAAAACGCCCAGGATATCGGGAAAGTTCAGACCAGCGTTACAAACCTGTCGAGCACGGTCGGAAATGTGTCTTCTTCTCTGAGCGAGCTTGAGCAGACAGTAGCGACGGCCGATACCGCGCTGGGCCAGCGCATCGATAACATCAGCGTGTCTGTGGACGGTATGACGGGAGGAGTGAAGAACTCCGCCATCGCGATTATTCAGGGCAATCTGGCGCAGGTGGCCGCGCGCAAAACGCTGTCTGCATCCGTCGCCGGTAACAGCGCTCAGCTGGACCGCATTGATGAGGTGATCGTCAACGAGAAGGAGGCAACGGCGCGTTCGCTGCTGAGTTTGCAGACTGACGTGAACGGCAACAAGGCATCCATCAACAGCCTGAACCAGACGTTCTCCGATTATCAGCAGGCCACCGCCACGCAGATAAACGGCATCACGGCGACCATCAACGGGCACACTTCAGCGATCACCACCAACGCGCAGGCCATTGCGAACGTCAACGGCGACCTGAAGGCGATGTATAACATCAAGGTTGGTGTCTCCAGCAATGGACAGTATTACGCCGCAGGGATGGGGATCGGTGTCGAGAACACGCCATCAGGCATGCAGTCACAGGTCATATTCCTGGCTGACCGCTTCGCCGTTACTCACCAGGCCGGTGCCACGGTGACCTTACCTTTCGTTATCCAAAACGGGCAGGTGTTCATCAGAGACGCACTGATAGGTGATGGCACCATCAGCAACGCCAAGATCGGCAACTACATCCAGTCCAATAACTATGTTGCTGGCTCAGTCGGGTGGAGGCTGGATAAGGGCGGTACGTTTGAGAACTACGGTTCGACAGCTGGTGAGGGGTCCATGAAACAGACAAACCAGACAATCAGCGTGCGGGACTCCAGGAATGTGTTGAGGGTGCAGATCGGGAGAATCACGGGAACATGGTAACGGGTGGCCTCTTACGGGGCCTCTTTTTTTTCAGGAGGACTGGATGGCGGAATATGGTGTTCAGACATGGGACGCCTCAGGCAATGTAAATAACTATGGCGTTAAGCCTGTCAGCGTTTGTGGCTATCTCCAGCTGGCTCAGAACCAGAAAACAGGCTCTTACTCCGTAGCGCTTCCACCGGGTTGCAGGCTAACCTGTTTTCAGAGCATGAACGGCGATCAGTTTGGTACGAGTCGGAGGAAGATCACCATTTCGGGGGGAACAGCAACAGTGTCAGCAGCAGGCGATACCGACTACTCAGCAGGGACTGAGCCTGCGGCAGCGGCTTATCTCATTTTCCAGATCGAGAGGGCATAAATGGCGGAGTATGGCGTTTTACTGACGACCACGAGCGGGGAAGTATGGGTGACCGCGAACAGCTCGCCAATCGCTCTACAGGCGCGAAAGACAGCGGCACTTCAGGGAGCATCGGGGTTCAATACCAAAGTGACGCACACATTCCCCGCAGGTCAGCCTGTTGTCGCGTTCGTTCATTGCACGGTTGAGGTCGAAATCACCCAGACGATAAGCGGTAACACCATCACGATTGATTTTCTCAGACCGAATGCAACCGGCACAGCGTACGTTTATTTTTTCTCTATTTTCCCGCAGACAAAGCCAGACTACGGGCTGGCTGTGTGGGATGCTTCAGGGACGCTGATTTTAACAAACGAAACGCGCACGTTGAGCGATGTTGTCACCCTCGGTACCGCCGGGGTGGATGCCAGCTCAGGATACAACATCAATACAACTCTGGCGGGGAAGTGGGCCTGTATGCCTGCCATGCTGGGGCTAATTACCGGGGTTGTATCGGCCGGCGGTCAGCCGCAGCCCTACTCGGCCATATACAAGAGCATGGCAAAGCTTGAGGGAAGCAATACGCGAATATTCGCCAGGCCGCAGACAACCCCCGGCGGCAACCTTCAGAACGTCGCGTATTCGAATCTGAGGAACGTGATTATGGCCATTAACTGCGCCAATTATGATTGATCGTTTTTAGCGATCAATTTTGAATAATTGATCTATCAAATCAATTATATCCCGTTGATTCATATTGTTATTGTGTAGCTTCATGAATGCCCTGGGATATAACCACTATGAAAAATATGATTCTTTGCCTGGCGGTAGCGGTATTGCTCTCCGGTTGCGCTGGCGTTATTGAGAAGCAGCAACCCGTATGCACCGGAACAGCCCTGGTCGGCGGGCAGGAAAGCAGCGTCCAGATCTACGGAGTCCGTAAACAAAACAATCAGACGCAGTACCGCGCCGGTTATCCCTTTAACTGGACCTGGGTAAGCGCCAACACGTTCACCAGCACCACCTGCCAATAACTCATTCTGTCTCAAAACAAACCCCGCTCCGGCGGGGTTTTTTATTGCCTGGAGAAAATATGCTTTATAACACTGGCACCATCGCCATTAACGGAAATACAGCCACCGGCACCGGCACGAACTGGACGGCACCGGCCAGCCAGATTCGGGTTGGCCAGACGTTGTTTGTACTTTCTAACCCGGTACAGATGTTTCAGATCACGGCCATCAACAGTGCGACGTCACTGACGGTAACGCCTGCTGCATCCCCAGCGCTCAGCGGCCAGAAGTACGGCATTCTTGTTACTGATAGTCTCTCGGTCGACGGCCTGGCGCAGAGCATGTCCCAGCTCATCAACGAGTATGACGAGAACATCGGCGCCTGGGAGACGTTCGCCACGACCTCAGCAAACCAGAATATCACCGTTACCATCAACGGCACCGCCGTAACTATCCCTGGCATTGGTAAACTGGCGCAGAAAGGAAGTAATGGCGCTGTCCCGATTGGGCAGGGTGGGACTGGGGCAACGAATGCCGCTGACGCTCGCACAAACCTCGGTTTGGGAAGTAGCGCCACGAAGGACGTTGGAACAGCCGCAGGAAACGTCATGCAGGTAGGCGCATTCAACCTTGGCGCTATCCAGGGGGACGGTCCAAC